TTTTAACCACTTTTTGTTTGTTTACGTTAGTACTAGTCTTCGTCCTCTTCTTCTGATTTTGTCACAATATCCTTATAGACGATGTCACCATCACCCGATAATATTTGATTCCAAAATTCAGAATATTCTTTTTTGTATTTCTCTAAAGCCGATTTGTCGTCTTTAATATACCCTTGTGGTACCGCAATAATTTTACCATCTTTGAATGAAATACCATTAACGTGGTTTTTCAATACTGAGATTTTAGTTCTTGTTGCGTAAGCTACAGTTCTTCCACCTTTGGTAGCTGTAATGTGGTTAATACCCGCTTTCTTCTGATTACCAAATAAGAACACTAAACTTGATGCCAACCATAACGCTTCACCACCTTTAGCCTTAATCTCAGGTTGTCCAAAAGGATTGTCCGGAAGGTCTACCCAAGGTTGATTGATAACAACCATAGTTGCGTAATAAGGAACACTTTCTTTTTTAGTTTTAGAAATTCTTGAGTGAATTCCCATACCAATCGTATCAGCAAGTGCTGCCGCATTGTGCATTTTACCCCCTTTACCTTCGTAAGTCATTTTACAAGGAATTGAACCAACTGAATCCCAACAGAATAAAATGTTATAAGGAATATCACCACTTTCTTGTGCATCCAAGATATCATTCATATAGTCAGTTAATTGTTCAATATAATCAAAACTATCATTGAAAATAAAATGACCATCCCAATTACCATCCTCATCTTGTTCTGCTTGTAAACCTAATTCGACAGCGTGTTTCCAACTCCATTTTTTCTCAGTGATAATTAAAACCGGCAAATCACCTCTTCTTTGAGCGTCAGCCGCAGCTAAAATCATCGCAGTTGTTTTTGATGAGTTTGAATGTCCCAAAAACATATTGATTCCTCCCATAATAGGTCCCGGTAAACCACAAGCCTCCATAAAAGCCTCACCACAATTATAATAACTTTCGTCTTTATATTTTGTTTTGGTGGAATACTTACCTTTAATATCCTCCATAGAGAATGTTTTCTTTTTTATAGCCATATGTCTAATTAATTTAATTTTTTAGTTTGTTTAGACAAGTTGGACACCAAGATAGTCCTAGTGTCCAAGTTATATGTCCAAGTTTTGTTTGATTAGAACGGCATATCTTCGTCCGGTTCAGCGTCTGATTGTGAATCAACAGGTGCTGATGGTTTTGACCCTCCAAAAGACATTTCGTCTTCATCAGAGTTACCATAATCGTAACCACCTTTTTCAGAGTTCCATTTTGGAGTTTCACCTCTTGCAATAGCCTCTAAATATTCAACCGGTTTTTTAGAATAAACATCTTCCCAAGTTAACTCATCGTTAATCCAAGAGTCAGCAGTTTCTTTGTCCTCGTGAACAGGAGTTGCATCATCATACATAACGGTTTGAATTACGGTGTAGTAAGCACCTTTTGGAGTTTTTGCCTTAGTTAGTTCAAGAATAAGGTCTCTACCTTTTTCAGGGTCAGCAATATCACCTTTGTTTCTGTAGATAGGGATGATTTTGTCATAAATACCCTCGTTTTTGTAGTTAGATTTGAATCTCCAAAACTTAACACCGTCTGCCTCGTTATCTCTATCGATAACCTTAACAATATAGAATTTACGTGATAAGTAATTTGATGCTAATTTTTTATCAGCCTCTTTACCTGTTGAACGTAACTCTTCGTAAACCTCTGTTAAAGGTGAACGTTCGTTGTCGTTTTTACCCGGGTCATAAAATTTTTGGAATTTTCCGTCTACTTGAATCTCGTGGAAGTAAACCTCTTTGAATGGTGATGAACCATCTGTTGTAGGTAAGATTCTAAGTCTTCTTTGTCCTTGGGTCTCCTTATCGTTAAGGATTGCCGCGAAGTATTTTTTCATTCTTTCTTCTTGTGTAAATTTTGAGGTAGAAGAAGAACTACCTTGTTTTGCTTTCTCGTATTGAGCCAAAACTGCGTCTAATGAATTTGTCGCCATAGTGTTTAAAATATTTAAAGGTTTATAAAAGTATAAGTGTCAGCCGTGTGTTTGTCAAATTTTTTGTGAAAATAAAACGGACTTTTTTAGTCCGTCTTATCTTATGCTATTTTTTGGAATCCTCCCTTTGAAGGAATTGAATCTTCAAAATTTCTAAATGTTTTCTTAATTTCGTTAGGTGAAAAATCTTCAACCTCGTCTTGTGTTAAAATATACTCATTTTTTCCTGATTTTTCCATATCTTCTTCCTTATCTTCAAAGAAATCTGATAATTTTTGATTGAAAGGTCCTGAGTCTAAACTTCTTAACTCTAATTTTTCTTGAGGCGTTTTATCTCTATATTTTTCAACTTTAGCCTCAATATCGTTTAATTTTGTCATAAGACCATCCATCTCACCTAATTTAGTTTCTAAATCAGTTAAATGTTGAAATAAATTATTAAAATATTCTTCTTGTTTTTCCTCAACTTTTTTCTGAGAATTTACTAAGTCAGTAATATCCAATTCTTCTGTAGAACCACCCGCAGTTTCAGGTGCCGTTTCAGGTTTATCATCATCACCAAGTTTTTCAACATCAGGGTCATTAGCAACATCGATAGGTTGTCCTGTTGCCGGTGCTGCCGGTGCCGGAGGTGCTAAATTAGGGTCCACAGGTGCTCCTGCTGCCGGGTCAGCTGGTGGAAGAGCGTTAGGGTCTTCAGCCGGTGGTGGAGGTAATGTCGCATCTTGTTCAACAATATATTGATTGATAGAATTGTATCTAGCAATCTCCTCTATAATTCTATTATCTATTTTTCTCATTATCCGTTTAATAATTGTTTTACACCTGTTGCTGTTTCAACTTGGATTTTTTTATGTGTATTCATAGTGTTATCTACACGTTCAATTAAACCATCTTTCATTCTGATAGTATAACAATCTCCCGTATCTAAATCACAAACCTGTTTAGAACCATTACCCAAATCTTTCTCTGAGCTTCTTGTGGTTTTACCTAAATAATTGTCTAATATTAATTTTGTGTTCATAATCTTTTTATATATAAATATCTGTTTATTTGTAAATGTTACTGAGTAAATGGTGCACTACGTATTTCAAACTTATCCCAATTTTGTGGTTTGTAAGGATAATACTCTTGAACCATAGTATAAACCCCAGGTGCTTTACCATTAACAGTACACGTTAAAGCTCCGGAACCACCTGAACAACCATAACCAATTGATTGATTATTTCCATCTAAAAATGTTGTTATACCTAATTTATCAAAACTAAAATTAGGGTCTTCTATTTTTAACACAATAAACTTACCGTTTAATTGCTGAATATTACGATAACTATAATCGTTTCCTTGTATACTATCAAATGTCCCTAAATTAACTATTTTAAGATATGGTGGTGGTGGTGGAACATTTACCGCTGGCTGTGTATTTGTTACATTACCCGTAGTTGGATTAAATTTATTAAATGATTCGGTAATTTTAGATTTTAAATTTTCTAATTCTGTTGAATTATAAGAGGTATAAACATTTTCACCCCTCTGACTACTTGAATTATTATATAATATCCAAAATTTAGCAATATCATCCGGTGTTTGAATATTCTTAACTATACCCCCTATTTTACTTGACCACCATTCACATAACATACCAATACACTCATTAAAATTAGAAAAACGAACATATGGTCTTTCAGATTTATCTTGACTTAATGTACCACAAAAATATAATTTTTCAGAAAACCATTTTCTAACAATAGGTTCATTCCAATTTTGGTCTATAGTAATATTTGAATAATTATTTTCTAAAGCCGTTAAACCATTTTTACCCCCCGACGCAATAAATAAAGTAGCAAATACTGTGTACTGTAAAAACGTATTACCACTAGCATTAGCATCTAATTTAATAACATCTATTACCTCTTGATAAGTTACAGTTTTTTTACTTGTTGAATTAACCGGGGTGAAATCTTTGAATAAAGGGTTTTTTCCACTTTCTCCAGCAAACGGTGTACACTTTGGTGTTTCGGTTGCTACAACACCTGAACTCTTATTTTGATTATCATAATTTTCACTTTTTTGGTCAATTACATTATTAGCATTAGTAGGTTTTGCTGTTTTTTCTTGTTGTAATTTTTGTACAATCGACGTTAATAATGTTTGTTTTAATACTTGAATATAATTTTCAATTTTAGGTAACTCAGCCGTAGGTTGTCTTATTCCCTCAATAATCGTTTCAAATTGTCCCGGACTAATTGTATGATTAACTTTTTGAATCATATAAGGTCCACTAAACATTGGTACGTGTCTTAAATTAAAATACATTGTTGGTTGTATCATAGCATTACCCATCATAAAGATAGTACAACTATAACTTCTATTTTTATATAGGTTATACAATGAAATATTTTGAGTAGCACCTCCGGTACCATTATATAAATTAGACATTTGTGTTTCAACCGCTAAAGATTCCATAGTCGCCATACCAGGGTTTTGAGCCACTTGGAATGAATGAAATATTGATTGATTCTGAGGTCCAATATCAACATTAAAACCAACAACTTTGTTTGATTTATCCCAATCTTTTTTACCTATTTGATTTTCAAAAAGAGGGTTATCCCCTTGTCTTGTTAATTCAAAAGCATCATCTCTAAATCTGTAATCAACATTATTTTTAATTGCTAATTGTTCACTTGATTTTCCCGCGTAAAAACACACCAATTTTGGTGAAGACTCCCTATAATCAACATTCATAAAATTACCAAATAATGTATTTGCAAACTCTAAAGTCCCCTCAGCCCTTGGTGTTGGATTTTTAGACGCATCTTGTACATTATAAAAATTAACATAAGATGGTAAATTCATAATTTGAAAATTATTCTCAGTTAAAATTGTTGATATAAATGTATATAAAGAAGTTCTTTCATTAATATTGGTTAACCTATCCTTTAACGATAAAATATCAACATATATTTTATCCCCAACATTTCTACTCGCTCTATCTAATAATAAAACGTCTTCAAATAATGTTTTTGTTTTGAAATCACCCCCCGCAACCCACTTATCATTTAATGCCTTGAATGTTTCCCAATGTTCCACTTTCGTTTGGTCACCGGATAATCTACTGTTTATAATAACTTCAGGTGAATTATTAACATCAGGTAATTGATTTCTAAGAACAATCATTAAATTAGTAATAGTATCACTTCTAAACTTATCTATAGACGCAAAATAATTATTCATTAACCCATAAAATTTATTCAAATTCAACGTATTGTCTTGTAATTTTTGTGTCGCATAAATTTTAATAATTGGTGCAAATTTAATAACATTATCAACGTTAAACGCCACATTCAAATCAATGAAAAAATCTGTAATATAAGAACCACTATTTTTATACGTTAATTCAGGAATTTCAGAAAACCCAACATATAATTTCAATGCGTTCCACACATTTGGACGAGTTGTTTGTGATGTTAATAATGTTGTTTGTGGAGGTAACGCATTTGGTGTTACTATACTGTAATATTCCCAAGTATATGGGTCTATTATTGGTAAATTAGAAAATGAATAAAACAATCTTTTATCAAAATTTGATGGATTACCATATTTGAACACAACATTATAATTTAAGAAATTATTAATTCTGTTATTAAATCCAACTAATTGTTTTTCTTGAGCATTATTTATTTTGTTAGTGTATGTCTCACCTTTAATTACCGGAATTTTCATTAAATCTCTAAATAAAAGTTGAAAATTTTTGAATGAGTTATCAGACGGTAATGAATTAACATTATTTTCCTCAGAACTATAATCATAAGCCGACTTTGAAAAGTTCAAAAATTCAATTTCAAATAAATCTAACACAGATTTTTCAAAGACAGAAAACATCTCACTAATTTCAGTGTATTCACTTGAAACACCATTAATTGAGAAATTTTCTTGGTCACCCGTACCTGAAAACACTTGTTTTAAGTATTGTGTTGGTGTTGCTTTAACAAGTTTTGTTGTGTCAAAATATCCATAGTTTGGTGCTGTCCAAAATAATCTAACGGAACCATCATACATTGCGGTATTACCTGTAACCTCATAAACTAATTTAGTACTTACTCCTGAACCCGAAAAACACTCATTTAATGTTTGATTAATAACAGAACCTTGAGATGGAAAAATATATGAAAATTGTTTATCAAACGTATTAACATAAACAGACCAAGGAATAACTCTTAAATCTCTTTTTAGACTATTAGGGTCAAAACCTTCACTTAAATTAATAATCGCCTCAGGAACATAACTCAAAGTAACCCCCGAGCTAAACCCTAATTGAATGTCATTATCGGTATATCCCGAATATATTTCAAATCCTTGATAGAAAACATTAAAATCGTTAATTAATTTAGGATAGAATCCCGTATTAATTAATGTTGAGGTTTCTAAACCTAATGTAGTGTTTTTCTCTAAAACAACATCTACTTGAGCACCATCAATGGTTAATGGATAAATTCTTTGTGGTGAATTGGTAACCGGGTCATAATTTTTAGTATAACTAAACCCTGACCAAGACTCACTTAAAATATCATTACCTGTTTCAACATACGTTTTATAACGATGCCAAACAGAACCAATTTTTAATAACCAAGCGTAAGGTATTTTATGGATTGCACCAAATTTTTTCAATGTTGCAAAAATATAATCTAAATCTTTTACTGAATACGTAGATTCATTTCCTGTATATGTTTTATATTTTTCCTTTAATGTTGATAACGGTAAACTATTAATAAACAAATACGCCGATGAAACATACGGATAATCAGCGTAGTTTCTATATTTGTTAACACCTTCTTGAATTGAATTAACAAAGTATGGTGTGTTTAACATAGAAACTGTTTGGTTACTACTAACCTGTCCACTATAATCAAAGTATCTAAGATTACCCTCAGTTGGTAACTGTTGTTCATTAGTTCTAGTTGAATAAAACGTTTTTAAGTTAATTTCATAACCTGTTGGCGCTTTATCATTTTTAGTCGAAAAATTAGAAAATGGTCTAACACTATCAACACCGGTATTACCTAAAAAATTACTAATAACTTTAGAATTGGTATTGTATGTTATAACATTTTTAGTACTAAATGATGTTGGAACATCCGATATTGAAGTACCGTTTGCCAAATATGTTTTATTCCAATTTAATCTTGTAAATGGATAGGTATCTAATAAATCAACACTACTAGTATTATCATTATTAATATATTCAACTAATTTATCTTCATTTTTTAATGAAGAAATTGGTGAACCCGACGGACTTGTTACAACACTTTCATTAATAAATTGAAAACTAGAATTATTAACTAAGTTTTTAATATAACCGGTGTTAAAAATTCCTCTTATAAAATTTTGCCAACTTTCTCCGGTACCATCATTTGACATATGTCTCAATACTGCACTAAAATTTTGACCATTAAATCCAAATTGTTTTAATTTTTGAATTATAAACGGATTTTGATTAGTTAAACTATTAATTATATTCAAACTTTCCACCTCTGATATCACATCAGTTAAAACCCCGGCACCATTACTTGATATTGTACTTCTATACAATCTAGAATAATTAGATGTTAAAAATAATCTTTCAAATATTTCATAGAAAAATTTAACTTCTTCTTTATTATTATATACAACATTACTAACCGGGTATTCAATCGCATTTACTGAAACTCGTTGAATATCAGTAATCTCGTTAAATGCCGGTGTTGTATTTGTATCCTCGGTATCTTTATTAGTAAATCCTTTTATAAATTCTTCAACAAATTCGACTTCAGGCCAAACGTCATAAAGGTATCCCTTAGTTTGACTTAAAACAGTATATTCCCCCGGATATTTAATTTCATATTTTCCGTGACCATCTTCACCACTTGTAGCAACAATAAATTGAGGCCAAGGATAAACAGGGTCAGTCTCATTTTCACTTGGTTCTTGACTAGCACTTTTAACAGTTTTATTAAAAATAGCTTCTTTTCTAATTGGATTATCTCTTTGGTCCCAAGCTTTACCGTGAATATCATCCATTAATCTTAAAAACGCCTCACCATTAGCAAAAAGTACCGCAAGAACATTTCTTATACTTGGTATAAACCCAAGACCGTTACTACCTTTATCTAACAGTAATTTAGATAACGCATCAGTTAATTCGTTTTGTATTTGTTGTCTAATCGCCTCTAACTCTTTATACATTTGATTAGTATAACTAATAAATGTTTTTGGACCACCTTCAAAAATAAAATAATTATAAACAATTTCTTTATTACCATTTCTTTGGATAGTCTCTGAAGCATTGAAAACTCCTTGAGTAATTAATTCAGATTGGAATTTATCAATATCAGCCTTTGTGGGTTTTTCTATTTTTTTTCTTCGTCTGTAACTTTCGGCGAAATCAATATTATCTTCCTCTAATTTATACTTAAAAATATCTAAATTTATATTATTTTTTATACTTGGTTGTCCACTCTTCTTATCAATTTTATAAGAACCATTAGCACCAACCGTTTTATTACCGTCTAACTCCTCATTAAATTTTTTAATAATACCATCTAATTCATTCGGGGCATTTCTTCGAGTATCAGGTTTATTCTGAAATTCTTTCTTAAAAGTATAAACTTTTGAACCGTCTTTTAATACAAAATAATCTTCAGTATCCATATATTTGTAAAACCAAGATGGGGATGAAGAATCTTGCGTATAATAAACCTTTCTAGTATACTCATCTAAACTTTTAATATATGAATCCAAATTAGTTAATGGCTCCATATTTTGTTTGGTAAATTTATCTAAAATATTTTTAACAAACGCCTCTAATTTTTGTCTTAATTGTGTAACGGTTATCTCAGGAAAATCATCAGCAATTAATCCTTTTGATTTGTATTCACTATATAATTCTTTAATTTTTTGATAACCTAATTCAACTTTTTTGTTTTCTTGAGGTGTAAAATTAGAAGGCCCACCTTTTACGGGTTGAATCTTAACTCTTGAAGAGTACATATAAGGTATTGCTTGTAAATACCCCATTAAAACTTCACTTAATACCGTATATTTGTAAGTATAAAAGGTTAAACTTACTTTGAAATTACCACTAGAAGTATCATACCTTGAACTAAAATCTTTTAACATCAACGCCATTTTAACCGCC